GAACCTCTAACAACGGAGCAACAGCGGGAATTCATTTATGGAATGAAGCTGGTTATAAAGGAAACTAAAAATGCCGAATAATGCAGACGCACTGAAGAAGAATCAATTTAAGCCGGGGCAGTCCGGGAATAAAAAGGGGCGACCAAAGTTGCCCAACCTGACCAAGGCACTTGCCGCTTGTTTGGGGGAGGTACGTGACGGGGAGGTGGCTATCGACATAGTACTGAAGGCCCTCCGCAAGCAGGCATTCAAGGGGAACGTGCAGGCGATCCGGGAGCTGTTAGACCGAGCGTATGGAAAGCCCATTCAGAAAATCGAGGCAGAGGTCAACAACGTGGTGATCCACGCTGTCCCGCCACCAGCACCACCGGATCTTGTCCTGCCGGGAGAATCTACCAACGACAACGCAAATGACGAGGGCTAACCCGACAACCCCAAGGGTGAACTAATGCCCAAGACAACGGTCACATTTGAGCACCTAAAAGAGGCGATGAATGATGTCAGCTACCGCCTGATGTACGCCCCGGAGCGCAACATCATCCAGCAGGGTGGTGCGGGATCCGGTAAGAGCTGGGGAACCGCTGACTGGATCCACCAGCTTATGTTTAACGAGGTCGTGTACGGCAAGCGGGGAAAGGTCGAATGGGCTCACAACTTTCTGATTGTCCGCAAGGTAGCAACAACCCTCCGGCTATCGACGTGGAAGCTGATGAACGACACGATCGCTCGCCGGGGGACTTCCAAGCTGTGGGATATCAAAGAAGGATCCAGACTGCTGACCTGCGCCAATGGGGCACGGTTAAACTTCTTGGGGCTTGACGATCCGGAAAAGCTGAAAAGCATCGAGGGGATAACGGGCATATGGTTCGAGGAGGCGACAGAAGGGACACTCGCAGATCACGAAGAGCTGAACAGACGGCTCCGCGGTATAACCCCCTTTCAGAAGCGGAGAATATACACGTTCAATCCAATTTCAGTCACCAGCCCGATCCACGAGCTGTTCTACAAAAACAAGGTTCCCAACACCCGGATCGTTAAGACCACTTGGCGCAACAACCGCTTTCTCAGCCCTGAGGACACGGAGGTGTTAAGCAGTTATAAGCCCGGCAGTATAAACGACCTCGTGTACAACCGGGGCGAATGGGGCGTGCTGGAGGGGCTGATCTACAATGCCCCGATTATGATTGACACATTCCCCGATTGCGACGAGGTTTGCTACGGGCTGGACTTCGGCTTCACCAATCCGATGTCCTTAACCAAGACGGGGTTTCAAGGGCGTGACAGGCTGTTCCTACAGCAAATGATATATGAGACCCAGCTCACCGAGCGCGACCTGCTCAGACGGATGGCAGAGCTGGGGATCAGCAGGCATCACGTTATCTGGGCAGACAGCGAAGCCCCCGGAACGATCCGTGCCCTCCAAGAGGCGGGCTATGATTGTCGCCCAGTGGACAAATCCATCATGGGTGTGACTGAATCAATAAGTTTAGTGAAGGATCGTATCATATACTTGACACAGGACAGCCCGGATGTGCTGAAAGAGTTCCAGTCCTATCAATGGGACTACAAAGCGGACGGGACACCAACCGATAAGCCGATCAAAAAGAGGGATCACGCGATGGACGGCATCCGATATCCAGTAATGATGGTGGACGGAAAGAAAACACAAAGGATCTACATTGCTTGAAACACTGCGTAAAAAGATAGCTGGTGCGCTGATCGGGGGGGCGGTTCAGAAATACACCGATCAGGATCCGCTTGCCGGGACATTCCGGTCAGTGTGGGGCAACGGGGCTATCCATAATGCGAATGACTATTCCGAAATAATCCGGGAGGCATACAAGCTCAACGGTACAGTTGCCGCTTGCGCCAAGTTGCTGTCGTTTGCCCTTGCACAGACTCCTCTGGCAGTGCGGGATAAATACGGGGATATACGCAAAGATCATCCCGCAATCGCTGTGTTCAGATCCCCACAGCCACAGGTCACGAGGTTTGAGTATTTTGAGAATCTGATATATGACTTGTACGGGGCGGGGGTCTATTACAACCTGATCTACCGCATTGGCAAAAAGGTCAAATACCTTCAGCGCGTGAAGCCCAATACCGTGGAACCGATAGCGGCAAATGCGGAGGAGCGCGAAAAGGGCTTGATTATCGGGGGGTATAAAATTGCGATAACCGGGGGCGGTCATAAGCTCATTCCCTCGTCAGACATGCTGGCTATCAGGTTCAGCGATCCCGGCAACAACCTCGGAGGGCTATCCCCCCTCACGCCAATTTTTGAAAATATCCTTTTAGACAATCACGCTAAGAAGTACATCCGGACGGTACTGGAAAACAAGGGTATGGCCCCCGGTCTTATCGCCTTCACCGAGCGTATGGATCCAGTTGAATCACGGAGGCTGGTCAACGACTTCAAGAACAAATTCAGCGGGGAGCACCGCGGGGAGCTGGCTATTATCGCTGGTATGGGTATGAAGGACTTGAAAGAGCTTGGGATCAGTTTCAAAGAGCTGGCTCTTGAAACAATTCGGGCTATGCCGCAGATAGAAATCTGTAATGCTTTCGGGGTTCCGCCCGAATCGCTACCCATACTCGCCGGGCTGAACAACAGCTCATACGCCAACAAACAACAGGCGCAAGAGGACTTCCAGTTCAACACCGTAGAACCGCTTGAGTGCAAGCTATCTGAGACTTACACAATGGTGCTCCTTAGTCCCGGCAGTGAAGACACGGTCGTGTTCGACAGCTCCAACGTCTCAGCCGTCCGGAATATCCGCGACAAGGGGCGTCAGACCACCATGGCTGAGGTCACTGGCGGAACCCGGACGATCGACGAGGGACGTGCCGCAATCGGTCTGCCTCCTATTGAAGGCGGTGGAGGCGACTTCTTCATTAGAACCTCAGCTCAAATACTGGTTCCAAACGGGGCGTATGTTCCTCCCCCGCCCCCGCCTCCGGAGAAGACACCGCCTCCGGATGTGCCAAAGTCCACGGGCGGAAAGAAAAGCACCGCACCTTGCTCCTGCGGGGATAAACACCCAGCGGGAACCGTAACCAAGGAACTACCAACCGAGGCTGTCAACACCCTTACAGACGCTGAAAAGAAGCGGGTTGCGACCGCCAGCTATGATCTGGCTATGTCATTCGAACCTCAATGGATCGCGGAATTTGAGAGGATATTTGAGGGGCAACGTGATGATGTATTTAAGGCACTGAAGGCGATCCACAAAAAGGCAGACCTGCCGACACCCCAAGAATATGATGATATGGGGGAGCAGTTATCCCTGATGTATGGGCAATGGTCAGCTAAAATATCTGACAAATATCAAGAGATGGGAATGACCCTCGTGAAGACTGCGGCAGATCAAGCCATTTCGGGCGGGATCGGTCTTGATATTGATATATCCAACGACGACGTGCGGGAGTTTGTCCGGGGCTACAGCTACACTTTGGGCGATAAGATAGCGACCGAAAGCGCGAGCCAACTCCGGGATATAATGCTGGAGTCGCAGAACAATAAGCTGTCCATATTTGAACTCAGGCAGACGCTAACCGACACGTTCAAGGATTGGACGGGGAACCGGGCGGAACTGGTCGCCGTAACTGAAACACACCTAGCCCTGAACTCAGGCGATAAGATTGCCTACACCAAGGCTGGGGTTACTGAAATGGAGTGGTATGCCACTCTTGACGATACCTGCCCCATCTGTCTATCTTTGCACGGAACTATCGTATCAACTGGGGAACCGTGGGTTGCTCTTGGCGACACGATCGAGCTAAACAACGGTAAGACTTTCACAAACAAATATCGGGACATAGACAGTGCGCACGCTCACCCCCGGTGTCGGTGCAAGCTGGTTCCTGTTTTCAGAGAGGTATAACGATATGGCACTGAAAAGGGCTATCACAAAGCTCCGGACAACCCACGAGGGCTCCGTAGCAGAACCAAAATTGAAGGCTGTAAAGGGCACTGAAGGGCTATACACACGTATAAGCGGGTATGCTTGGCAGTGGGGCGTGATTGATAAATCGTACGAATACATCGAGGCGACCGCTTTCAATAAGAGCATCGCAGACAAGCTGACCTCCGGAAAGATCTATTTGTGCGTTGATCACCAGTGGCGTGTCGGAGGTGGCGTGGTTGGGCTAATTGACGTGGCTAAGGTCGATGACTATGGGTTGTACATAGAAGGACAGCTCTCAGCCATCCCGCTGGCACAGCAGACCGCACAGCTCGTTGACGAGGGGGTCGTTAAGGCGTTCAGTGTCGGGTTCTTTGGGATCAAGGCGGAATACAAACCGCACCCGGAGGGCGGAGAGAATCACGACAAGCCGGACGTTCTACATCACACCGAGCTGAACTGGACAGAAACAAGCCTTTGTATGGTCCCTATGAACGAGGGCGCGGGGGTTTCCAGCGTTCATAGTATCGACGCTGAAACCGATTATCCGCTTGCCTCCCCCGGTCGCAAATGGGATCCCCCATCAACCCCGGATCCGGACTTGTGCCTGTTCGACGGGATGCAGGTTGCCGAGGTTGTCGACAGCCACGTGCTGATCAATCAGGTCGCCCTCGTGCTGGCTTTTCGCAAACTTTTAGATCCGTCACACAAGCTGGGGATCAGGGAAAGGGTCGACGCTATCACGACCGCCCTCCCGTATCTTCTCAAATGCGATAATTCTGTCGTATCACTATTCACACCGCCTGTAACGATCAAGCCGGGTGAGGATCCACTTGTTACTGACAAGGGCATACAAGAAGCACTAACAGGGCGGGTACAAGCACTCGCCAAACAACTTAAAATTAAGGGTTAAAATATGGATCCTGAAGAAACCAAATTTACCTTCACCGTAGAGGAACTTCACACGCGCGGTGTCGCCTGTTACCAGAAGGCAAACGGGATATTAAAGACCGCCTTGGATGACGGGGATCGGTCGCTGACACCAGAGGAACGTCAGAGCTGTGAGGAACACATCTCGTCATCTCAGTTCCTTCTCCGGGCTTCTGAGAATCAGCAGAAAATGGCTGACTCCAAGAAGAAGATACTTGACTCGGTCAAGTTCCTCTCCGTGGAAGAGGAAGCCAGCTATGAAGACAAGATGTCCGAGCTGAACGTCAAGCTCCACGAAATGGGCTCCAAGCGTCTTGTAGGCGCACCGGAGGTTCTTGATATGGGTCTCACAGAGGCACTCGGAAAGAACGCCACCACCACCCTCGAAAGCTCCGCCCGATTCAAGGCGGACTATTCGACCTCTCCCCTCACAGCAGGTGGACACGCGTTACGTCCCAACCAGCTGATGAACCGGATCATAACCCGGAAAATGAACCGCGTTTGGGTTGGCGGGCTTGCAACCCACATTCTAACCAATGCGCCCTCAATCGACATGGTGACTTTCGCTGAGACATTCACATTTGCGCAGATTGATCCGGGGTTCCCCTACACTGCTCACAGCGTTGCTGATGATGCGTTCGGGAAGCAAACCCTCACCCCGCGTAAACATGGCATGATGTGGAAAGTCGACAAGGAATTGTTCGACGATTCAGCGTTTGATATCGCAAGCCTCCTGATCAATAAAGTGGGCGACGCGCTGGCGATGCAAGAGGAGGTCTATATGCTCCTCGGAACGGGCGTTAAACAGCCCGCAGGAATCCTGAACCCCACGGCAACGGTTATCCCTGCCGCGAACATCATCACCACAGGTACAACCGACATCATCACGCCGACAGAGTTGCGCCAACTGCCGTACCGCCTTACAGCGGAATACCGCAAGCAGTCGTCTGGCTGGATGGTACACAGGAACACCCTGTCGTACCTCTACACGTTGCGCGACGATTCCGGTGGCGCTGGAACCGGGCTCTTCATCTGGTCGCCCAGCATGATCGCTGGACAGCCAATCACCATCGACGGGTTCCCTGTGATGGAAACCGAATACATGACGGATCCGGGCGTGGATTTTGACCCGGCACCCGCAGATGTTCTGGTGGCTTTTGGGGACTTCTCACAGTACCTGATCGCTGATCGCCAACAGCTTGAAATTGAGCTGTCAGATCAGGTGTATTGGACAACCGACAAAATAGCATTCAAGGCTAATCGTGTCTTCGATGCCGGGCTATCGGTTCTGGAATCATTCGCCAAGATAGTCAACGCATAAGCTGGATAAAACCGGCTACTGAAACAGATTGAGTTATACGGGAGGGCGACATCCAAGCCCTCCCGGCAACCCCAAACGACAAAGGAAATCAGTATGAAGCTGAACAAATTAACCGCCCCGATCCTTCTGATTATGGCTCTCATTGTAGTTCTGGTATTGCCCCCGGATGCGAAAGCGTTCAAGGACGATTTCAACAACTACTCAATCCTGCCGTGTATCATGGCAGACTCGTCCCGCGCAACCGTTGTTGGGAACACGATTGACTTAACCAATGCACAGTCGTGCACGTTCACCATCAACCAAGGCGGGGTACTTGGAACCCTATCCGCCTCAGTATATATCAACTGGGTGCTGTGGGAATCTACAGACGGAACCACGTGGACAGCCTGCACTAATCAGGCGCGTTACATCGGGCGTACCCTCGCAACAGCAGATTCCGGAGCGATCGTTCTCATTAATGGTGCGGCAGAGGATTCACTCACTTACAATTTCGGGTTCAATCCGCGCTACAGATACCTCCGGCTCACTGCGAATTTCGTGGGCTCGCACGATGACATTACAACCCTCTCGGCATCCGTGTTCATGCTCAAGAAAGTGAGAGGGGGCTTCTAAGTTGCCGAATCCAGCATATGTAGTTATCAAGGTTTTGCATATCGGTGGGCACGAAGTTATCGACCGCGGAACCTACAGCAGGCGCGAGTTGGGAGATATGTGGGTGGACAAGATGATCAAGCACGGTAGTGTCGAAGTCGATAATTTCACTCCGCCCACCTTTGTAAGCAAGGTTGTGGGAAAGGTCGCCCCGACAAAGAAGAAGGGCAGATAAATGTCCTTGGATATCGCCACGCTTGAAGAGCTGAAATCATATCTAAAGATTCCGGCAGAGCAGGTAGATGAAGACGATCGCTTGGGGATTATCCTGTCAAGTATGACGGTGGGGGTTGGAAACTACCTCCGCCGTCTGTACACCTCAGAGACAAAGACCGATTATCACAATGGCGGAACCCCCGTGGTTGTGCTGGAGGGCTATCCGGTCATAAGCGTTACCAGTGTCACAGATACTCTTGCAGGAACCGCCGTCACGCTGACCGATCTCAACGTTGACCTCGAAGGGGGCATGATAACTTATAAAACACTCGTCCCATTTTCGTCTGGATTGAATCGATGGGTTATAGTTTATGAAGCGGGGGAATCAGCCCCTGAGGACGTGAAGCTCGCCCTCCTCATGATGTGTGCGAATGTAAACGCAAGCAGTGAAGGGTTCGCCTCAGAGAAAGCTGGGGACTATATGTACACCGCACTAACAGACCTCCCTCCCGCTGTCAAGATGCTATTGGAAAGCCACCGGAGGCTGAGAGGTTGATAATCGCCCAGCATACTATCGCCGTTATGAAGCCCCTCGTTATACTGGACGATGCCGGGCAGACGATCCGGGACTGGGGAGAAGTGCACAGCTCTTGGGGGCGTGTATCCCCTATGACCGCCAAGGACAGGCTTATAGCCCAGCAAGAACGCGTCGTGGCAAACCATAAGCTGTTTATATCGTCCGGCATAGAGGTAACTGCTGGCGACCGTGTAAAGTGCCTTAGAATAGAATACGATGTCCTCTGGATCTTTCCCACTTCAACCGGAACCCACCAAGAGGCACTACTGAAACGGATCGTCAAGTGAAGAGCACTATCCAGTTTAGAGGGAGAGTTGTCACAGAGAAGCTGAAGCGATCCAGCTCTAAGGCACTGGCGTACGGGCTATCCTATGCGAAAGGCTATGCAGTGAAGAGGGTCTCAAGCCCGAATTACACCACTGTAATGTCTCGCAATGCGGGCAAGCTAGTCGAACACTCGAAGCCCGGACGATTCCCTCATAAGGGATCAGGGGCACTGCAGAGCGCAATAGGATTTGAAATTATGCCATATGACCCCCGTGGATTCATCCGGGGGCGGTTTGGTTTGAGGGAGGGACACAATGCGGTACGTGGTGGATTTGACTATGCGTTACACCTCGAAAAGGGCGGGCGGTTTGTAAAAAAAAGACCTTTCCTTGTCCCGTCTATACGGAACAACAAGGCGCGGATCCGGTCGCTGATCACGTCAAGATTAAAGGCACTGCTCAGATGAGAGAGCTGAATATTGGACTGGTTGCGGCACTAAGGGAACTCCCTGTATGCCTCAGCTCCCTCGCCAAGTTCGGGGGCTATCCCGCTGTATTTACAGTGTTCCCCGCCCCGCGTGAGTGCGAGGTTCCGTATGTACGCATTGCCGGAATAACGGATAACGACCTCGGAACTAAGAACGGACGGCATAGGGATCTTACTGTTGATATAGATGTATTCGACGATATAAACATCACGAGCACGAAAGTTGATGCCGTTGCCGAGGGAATACGGGAGGCTCTGCACAAGAAGCCCCACAGCGTGCTTGTAAGTGGCTACACGGTCAGCAATATTGCGGTGTCTGGACCGATAAATATAGATGATACCGAAAGTCAGGGGCGCACTTTAAGCGTCCAGATAACCATATACAAATGAGGTAGCAAAAATGAGGTTGATCTTTACATTGGCTTTGGCATTGCTCCTGTTGTCCGGATCTGTTTTCGGGGCAACGTGGATAGTGTCCGAGGCTTCAAACGTCCCGATCTATCGTGATACGACCGGGACTGACACATACTACACTCCAACGGGATCGAACACGTTTGTCAATAACAAGTTCACATTCCTACACGTCATTTATGACGGGGACACCACGGCAACTGTCACGATCACTGTCCAGAAGACCTCGTCCATTTTTGGGCTGTTCGGTACGGTCACATTCACTGACCTGATTATCCCTATCGATAATGACACCGGGGATCAGCTGGACGCTATTTTCACCATACCAACCGGGGTATATAACACCTCCGGGGGATATGCAACCATCATCGTGACGGGGGACAGCTTGAACGTGCGCTGTTTACCGATCCGGTTGAAACCATAAAGGGGGTATAAATGTCTGAACCTTTTGTAGGACAACGGATGCTCCTGCTGGTCAAGGTCGGTGTAGCATATGTTGAGGCGGGATCTGAGGTGTCGTCTTCTGAATCAATCAAGAACGATCAGATTGAAGCCCCGGCAAAGTCCGAGGTTTTTGTCGGGTCGGCATACGGACACCAGCGCGGAACGATCACCCTTAATGGTGTTTATGTTCCGTCAGATGCCGGGCTATCCGCCTTGGAAAATGCCGCACTTGATCAAGATGAAATCATCCTGCGCGAATCGGCAGATGGCGTGGAAGTCCGTGAGGTCACTTGTAAGATCGAATCCATGGACAAGAACAAGGACGACAACGTTGCCGTCACATACACCTGCGCCCTCCGGATGCAAGGTGTCTGGACAACGGTATAAATATGAATAATCCCCTGTTTGAATTCACCTCAAAGCTGGGTACTTTCTACCTCAGCAACCGCGTCTTGCTCCGGGTCTGTTCGGATCTGAAAATTGGGCTCGTTGATCTGGTCTCTGAAGTGTCCAAAGGGAACCCCCACGTGTGTGCGATAGTCGTTTCAGAATCGTGCGTGGGCGATCTTTCATATGATCAGGTCATAGATTATCCCGACCAGCCAGTGGGCTGGCATATCCGCCTCGCAGTGGATATTCTGAACCGGGGATTGGGAGCACCGAAAGATGATGCCGAGGTCGCAGATAAAGCCCCTTTGGAATAATAGAGCAGACTCCGGAGGCGTGGTGGATGGATAGATTCTCCACTGCCCTCCGGGTCGGCATTGAAGCGGATCTGTTCTGGTCTATGACCTTTGCGGAATACCGGATCCGTGTCGAGGTATTCGACAACAGAGACCGCATACAGCACGCAACACAACTCAAGATGGCGTACTATTCCGCCCTCTTCCAAGGCAATCCGGGGGCTCTGAATATATACAAGCGGGAGCTTGAGAATATCCTTGGATCCTACCACCAAACTCGTTTAACCAAACAAGAACTCGAAGCCCGTCACCGGGCTATTGTCGGGAGTATTGGGCTTGCCCGCTATCCCATAAAAGAGAAAGCCAATGTCTGAGCAAATCGGAAAAGTCAGCTATGACGTAGATATGAACCTGAGCAAGTGGCAGAGTGACCTCAAGAGGGGCGAAGCCGGATCAGTTGCTACGTTCCAGAAGGTCGCCGGGGCTATCGCGGGCGTGACTGCCGCGCTGGGTGCTATGGCTGGCGGGATCAGGCTGGCGAACAAAGCCCTCGAAGCCTACAAGGTGCAAACTCAAGCCATTGGGCAGATCGAAGCCCGCCTAAAATCCACAGGCGGTGCCGCAGGGATAACCTCCACAGAGCTACAGAAGATGGCATCAAGCCTCCAAAAGGTTACAAATTTTGGGGATGAAACGACCCTACAGCTTCAGTCGATGCTCCTGACTTTCACCAAGATCAAGGGTGACGTGTTCGAGCAGGCTGTCACTACAGCTCAGGATATGGCGACAGCGATGGCCGCGGCAAACGGGGGCGCGGTCGATCTAAAATCCACAGCCCTACAGCTGGGGCGTGCGCTGAACGACCCGATCAAGGGCGTGACTGCCTTAACCCGGGCGGGTGTAGCTCTTAATGAGAATCAGATTGCCCTGATCAAAACCTATCAGGAATCAGGGCAGATGGCAAAGGCGCAAGGGGTTATTTTAGACGAACTAAAGACGGAGTTTTCTGGTTCCGCCCGTGCCGCCCGCGATGCTGATGACGGGGCTATTGCTCTGAGGAATAGCTGGGGCGACCTGATGGAGACCATGGGCAAGTCAATCTCAAAGACACTTGAACCCGTGAATGAAGAACTCCGCAAAACCGTTGAGCAGTTGGATAGAATAATCAAGCCAAGCAATGTTAAAGTTCGCACGATAACGCAAGTGCGCAAAGAGCTTTCCATTGCTACTGAGAGACTTAATCCAGTAATTGGGTCGATGTATGACATTTCTGGATATACTCCATCACAAGAGGAACTTAAAGAGAAGCAGGCAGCACTTCAAAAAGAGCTACTCTTGATGGAATCGCAGAGGGAAGTGGCATTAGAGTTGCTTGCTATGTCTAAGCAAAGCATCGCAGACATAAAAGCTGGTGGTGCCCTTGCTGGTAACATTAGCAGTGTGAAAATGTATGCCACTCAATTAAGCACCTATCTGAATCAGGGTCTTATAACACAAGAGCAAATGACCGATGCGCTGGGTGAATACGCTTCAAAGTGGGGGATCGTTTCAGCCAAAACACCTCAGGTGAAAGCGAAGGTAGATACATCAAAGGCGGATGACGCCGCTGTCAAATCCGCACAGGATCTGGAGATCAAACTCCGGGCTATCCGGACGGCAACGTGGGATGATTTGATCGCTTTTGAAAAGGAAGGTGACAAGATACGGTCAGAGTTCGTAATGGCACAGCGAGAGCGACAGATTAACGAGGCTCAGAGGTTAGCAGACGAGCTTGAAAAACTAAAGGTGCATTCGGTTAGCTTTGGCGATATTGGAGTAGATATGGGCTTGAGTGCTATAGATGCCCTTTCCAATTCGATAAGTGACCTTGTGGGGCACGCCGGATCATTCGATGAGGTCGCCAATAGGTTCGGGGATATGCTGACCAAAATGGCGGCAGACCTTCTGGCTAAGGCGGCGATCTTTCAGTTGATCAACTGGCTTCTGCCGGGGTCGGGGTTCGCCACCCAGCTGGGCTTGAATTTCGGATTTCTGTCTCGGTCAGAACACGGGAATGTCTTCAGCGATGGGAACATTAAGGAATATGCACATGGTGGTGTGGTGAATAGCCCTACACTCTTCGACACGGGCTCCGGGATGGGTGTTATGGGTGAAAGGGGGGCTGAAGGTGTTCTCCCCCTTAGAAGGAACGCAGATGGCGATTTGGGGGTTATCAGTTCCCAAGCCCCGATTCACACTCACGTCTATCTGGACGGGCACGAAATCGCCCGCGCTGTATC